TAATAATAGTGGTGTTACAGGAGGATTTGGAACTTGGACTGGTTCTGCTATGACAGTAGGTGGATCTATAACAGCCACTAAGTTTTTAGGTAATGTCACGCAGAGTGGAAGTGGGGACAGTAACGTCCAGGTTCAAATGACTGCTGATTATAGTGGGTGGTCAGACTTATTTGCCGGATCGCCGGGCAGCGCCAACGGTTGGGGAATATTTTGGGCTGGAAATCCAAGTGCTGCATATGGCACTAACGGCACCGGTGGTCCTGGTAATATTTGGAGCAATAGCGGTAATCCTAATGAATTGGTGCTGGTAGGTAATGGTAGAACAGATTGGACCATTCAGCTATACGATGGTAGAGTGTGGCAACGCAGTCATTTCTATTGTGCAGGTGATGTAGTTACAAACTACTCAGACATAAGATTAAAAGATGTTATAGGACCTGTAGAAAACGCTGTAGAAAAAGTTAAGGCAATTGATGCATTCTACTATAGACCTAATGATAAAGCCAAAGAACTTGGACAAGAGGATGATGTTAAAATCGGTGTTAGTGCTCAAAGTGTGAAAGCAGTTCTGCCTGAAGTGGTTAAACCTAGCCCAGTTAGCGTCGATTATGAAACGGTGCAATATGAAAGAATAGTGCCTTTACTTATTGCTGCTATAAAGGAACAACAGAACGAAATAGACGAATTGAAACGTAGACTAGGGGGTCAGTAATGGCCTTTAAAGATAATAATACTACAATATTTGATACTAATACAGCCAATGTTCCGCAATTAGCCACAGCAAGTTTACCTGCAAGTCCTGTCAAGGGACAAATTGTATATAATACTACTAATCGTAGGATGGAAATTTATGACAGCGATGCTGCTGTTTGGAAAAGTGCTGAAGACATAAGACGTAGTGTATTTTTAACTAGACAAACTATTACTACTGGATATGTTATGGGTGGATATCAAAGCACAAGTCCATGGAAAAATGTTAATCGTATGGTACACGCTACCGACGTCTGCACGAATCTTGGAGACTTGCTAACCAATGCCAGTGCATATACTAGCGGAGCTTCTAATCTTAGCAAGGGGTTTCTATGGACAGCTGATGGTACCTGGCCAGGTAGTAGTGTTACTACCTGTGCTTTCAACTTAGCTACTGAAACTAATGCTGGCCTAAATTCTAACTGGAACTTAAAAATAGGTAGAGAAGATCCTGCTACAATTTTTAATCAATTAGAATGGGCATTTATTGTAGGCGGTTCCAATAGAAATGATGTTGAACAGTTTAATTTAACTAACGAAACAATGTTGACACAGATATCACCGGGGTCTGGTTTCGGATTAACTTATACAAGTTATTATGATAGTGTGGGTAGTGGATCTATTAGTGGTGAAGAACATGCATATGTTTATGGAGCGAATGGCGCAGCTAAGTTTGTATTCACAACTGGTATAGCCTATAATGTTCAAACAGGTAGTTATATAGCCACGCCTCCCACAGATGTGGCATCTAATCAATTTGTAAAAATTTATGCACCTAATAAACCCAGCGATCTAACTACTCATTCACAACAAAAAGGTATAAGCAGTAAAACAGGTAGAGGATGGTTTGGCAATGAAGGAAATTATAACGGTGGATATAATCTTCGTAGAATACAATTTTCTACAGATAGCAGTCTAGGAACAGTGGCCAAACCTGTAGGCAACTCTGGAGAAGAAAACTTTGACATGGGTCAAACTAGACAATATATGATGGGCATGTATGACGGGGCTCAAAACAACAGAGGTTGGAAGTTTACTTATGCTACAGAATCTGGAAATGAGTTAGGAGCAGGATCAGTTAGAACTGGTGTCCCTGGCGGTAGCTCAGGTCATTGTGTATGGAAATAATATTATGACTTTTTATGTGGGTAATACAAATGTTGGAGATCTAAATGGACTACGAGTTCCTGTATTAGGAACATCTACCAGACCGGCTAGTCCTGTTGATGGACAGGTAATTTATAATACTTCAACAAATAGAATGGAAATTTATGATAGCGGTTTATGGAAAAATGTTGTTGACCTAGAAACAGGTTCTGGGCGTGCTTTTCTATATAGACAGATCATAACCACAGGTTATGTCATGGGCGGATATAAGGATTCTAGTCCCTGGAAGAACGTTAACCGTTTATCACATACCACAGATGTAGCCACTAACCTCGGAGATTTACTAACATACGGCGGAGCATATACCAAGGGATGTGTAAATTTGACCAAAGGTTTTCTATGGTCAACTGACAATTCATGGCCTGGTGCAAGTGCTACAACTAGTGCTTTTAATCTGGCCACAGAAACTAATGCCGGTCTAAATGCGAATTGGAATATGACCACAGGCAGGCAAGACATGACCAATATTTGGAAAGAATGGTATTATGCATGGACTGTAGGTGGAGGTGGTACATCTATGGATATGTTCAATATGACCACAGAAGTTATGAGTGCAGCTTCAGTAAGTTATACAAATAGTGATGCAGGTGGCGGCACTGATGGATCAGGTTCTTTTGTAGGTGAAACTAATGCATTCGCATATAACAACTCTACAGGCACAAAGTTTACATTTGCTAATGCTACAGATTCATCTATTGCTGTAGGTTCAACCAATACATCAGTTAGGGGTGTTCACGGGCAGCAAAAGGGAATTAGTTCTAAGGTTGGAAAAGGGTATGCTGGCGGTAATGGTAGCTGGAACGGTGGATATGTTTTACGCCGTTGGAACTTAACCACTGAAACTTCTGCCGGAGCAGATGTTAATAAGCCTGTAACTAATTCAGGAGAAGAAAACTTTGATATGGGTCAGGAACGTCAATATATGCACGGATGCTATGATGGCGCACAAAACAATAGAGGATGGAAATTTACCTATGCCACTGATTCTGGAGTTGAACTTGGAGCAGGTTCTGTTCGAACAGGAGTTCCGGGCGGAAGTTCTGGTTGCTGTGTATGGAAAGGATAATTAATGGCATTTTATTATAACACCACAAAATATGCTGATAACACAGGTATAAATGTTCCTACTTTTACTACTGCTACTAGACCTGCAAGTCCTGTAGAAGGTCAGGTTATATATAATGCTACTGCGGGTGCTATGGAAGTTTTCATTGGTAATACTTGGAAACCTATAGACAATGAGTCACAGCCTTTCGGAAGCCCATTTACATATAGACAAATTATAACAGCTGGTTATGTTATGGGCGGTTATCAGAGCAGTAGTCCCTGGAAGAACGTTAATCGTATGGTGCATTCCACTGATATTTGCACAAACTTAGGTGATTTGTTATCGTATGCTGGTGCTTATACTAGCGGATTTTGTAACTTAAGTAAAGGTTTTTTATGGTCAACAGATAATACCTTTCCTGGAACCAGTGTAACAACTAGTGCATTCAATTTGGCTACTGAAACTAATGCAGGAACTAATACTAACTGGAATATGACTGTAAGTCGTAATGACATGGGAACTTTTTTTAAAGAACAGACCTATGCATGGTTAGTAGGAGGAGGGAATACAGGTATTGATTTCTTCAATGGTAGCACGGAAACAATGAGCGCTACAGGGCAGACCAGTATGTCAGGTGATAGTATGCAAAGTGGTGTAACCACAATCAGTGATGAGACAAAAGCATTTGCCTGGGGGGATGCCACTCATAAATATAGTTTCGCAAGCGGTAGCACAATGACAGTCAATACTTCAGGAACAGTAAATGGAAGTGGTAGTCAGCAAAAGGGAATTAATAGTAAAATAGGTAGAGGTTATTGCGGTAATGAAGGCACTTATAATAATGGATATAATCTTAGACGCTGGAACTTAGCCACCGAAGTAAATTTAGGAACCACGGCAAAACCAGTCGGTGATTCCGGGGAAGAAAACTTTGACATGGGTCAAGACCATCAATATATGATGGGATGCTATACCGCAGCAGGACAGAATAACAGAGGATGGAGATTTAGTTATGTCACAGAAACCGGATACGAACTCGGTTCAGGATCAGTTAGAACAGGTGTCCCCGGAGGAAGTTCGGGACATTGTGTGTGGAAAGGTTAGAATACCCGCAGAAAAATTCAATTACACAGCAGATAAGTTAACAACAAATACAAAATTTTTAACAGACGACCATAAAGCTCTTATAGCTCAATCACTCAATCAAAAATGGGTAGTTCCGGAATTCAAAGTAAAAAACTTTATTGGTAATGCTCAGATTACTCCTTATGCTAAAATTAAACAATACTTATTAGAGCTTAATACCAGAGAAGCCGCAGTCGAAAATATGGAGTATGAAGTTCAAAAGATATCTTTTGAAATTGAGGTACAGGAAGAACTTAAAGCAGAAACACCCAGTCCTGCACAAAAAAAATTGCACGATTTAGAAATTATTAAATTGGAAAGATTACAGCGTAAAAGTATTGTTAGGCTTCGTGATTCATACGTTGAAAGAGATATGTATCTTAAGCTCATTGACGAGTTTAACCAAACACCTGAAGCCTATCTAGAAGATGGTCGTAGGATAATGG